GCGTTAACATTGCGTCACTCCTTCGTTGAAATAGTTGTCATTCGGATAATTGCGATAACATACACGTCTATCCGTTCCTGGCGCTTTATACTCGGTGACTCGTGCGTTAGTTGTTGCGCGCGTTTTCGTTCCGCGTAATCGATGCGGTCGATGAGTCCTTTAGCCATGCGCCATCTCCTTGCTATATCGTTGAACGCGAATAGCCTCGCGTTAAGTTACGGATCATGGCGATCCTTAGCGGATGTATAGCGTAAGAGGTACGCATATGCATCCGAAGACTTAGCGGAGGTTTTGTTGCGATGACGGACGATGAGGTGTCCGTAGATGGAGCGAGGGGTTGGCGCTGATGGCCGGTGAATGCGAGGTATATCGGTTGTTTCTTTTTGGAATATTTAACCTTATGTCCTCATATTAATACCTACTGATTGTATTGTCAATCGCTTTTTCTTATTTATAGTTCTCTTTGTATATTTATTATGAATAAGTGATATAATAACTGTATCCCTATAAAGTAAAGGAAGATATAAATGTCTTTACGCCCTAACTATAATAGACTGCGCCATCTACTAGTAGATAATCGCTTAAATATGGCTGACTTGCGAAGAGCAACCGGTCTTGGTAGAAATACAACTGCTAGTCTTAACGCTGACAAATCAGTATCTCTCGACACAATCGCAGCCATCTGCGAATATCTCAATTGTCGTATTGAGGACGTAGTAGAGTTCGTAGAGGAGTAGCGTTACCCGCGGATTATATTCGCCAACGCTTCGTTTATTAAGTGTTCGATAAGATCGTACTCGTTATGTTTTATGCGGAGTAAGGGTATCTCGTGATTACGTGCATATTCGTCTTTCCTGCGGTCGTGTTCTTGCTGACGGGCTAGCTGCGCCTCCCCTCCGAAGTGTTCTACTGCTATCTCGTGTTGTTCTCCGTCAAACTCGATAAGGAGCGCGCATTCTCCGGTTGGGTACTTAACCGCTACATCATATCGGAGTAGGCCGCCGCTTTCTCCAGTTAGTCCGTCCATCTGCTCTTCCGTGGTAAATCTGTAGCCGAGGAATCTGAGATATTCCCGAATGCGGCGCTCACCCTTCGGCATATTACACGCCGGACAGCGTGATCCGGTAGTTACAGCATAAACTACTGCTTCCCATGCGTGTGCGCACCTGGGCTCCCGGCATAGCCACCACGCTTTTATACCCGACTTTGGAGCTACCTCGGAGGGCGTGAGGTCTCCGTTGCGGGTAGGGTGCCATAACTCGGCTACTTCTGGGCGCTTATCCTTGAGGCTGTGCCCTTCTTTAGCGCACTGTAGTGCCAGTTGAGGTGCTGAGAGTGTCTTTGCACACGAATTACACTTATCTACGTTGTTATCGCGAACACGGAGAATACTTTTATACGACTGCTGACGTATAAGCTTCCCACAGATATCGCACACCTTCGTAACTCGAGCGTCGCTCCCCGTGGGCAAATCGATAACTTTAACGCGTATCTCCGTTCCTCGTGGCACCCTCAACTTCCCACTCGAATCGTTCCGCCGCAGGATATTGTACCCAAGCGCCTCGTAATACGTGTCCGTCTGGTATCCCACCGCCACATCCACATACTCTTCCAATATTGCCATTTGTGTACTACCTCCATTCCTCTATCTCTCCGCAATCTCACAACCACGCCTCCAACTCCGCGTGGTTGATAGTCACCAATTCTATACGTTCCTTTTCCGCAGATAGTCGCAACCTCTCCGCCTGTTCTGCTTTTAGCCGGGGAATAATTCCGTTAACGCGGTAACTTAAACAAAAGCCCGCGGTTAAAATCGGGTAGTCGCGTGTTGACTTATACTCGCGGAAACACTCAATAAAAGATAAGTGGAGTAATTCCGCCCCATGCTTAATTAACGCTTGTTTTATTGCGCCTTGTTCGAAGCTCCAATTCCGCATCGGCGCGTATTCCATTCCGTACAACTCTGCGTTCATCTCTACGAAATACGCGAGTACAGACGCGGTCGTCCACTTATCATACGGTAAGTTGCGCCAGTCCTTCGTATTGATCCGCGGCTTCGGTTCCGCTCTCTTACGTGGTGTGCGCGGTTTCTTTGGTTTAGTTTCCGTTGTCACTCGACCACCTCTTTTCTAAGTGTCCGGATTACTTCGTCTACAATACTCGAGTACGATTCCGCTTGCTCTAATTCGGACAGTGTAGTTTCAAGTAGCCCGCGATAATAATCGCTCTCTTTAGCTAATACTCCGATACAGTTACGTAGGTGTTCGATCTCTACGTGTAACCGTTCATTCTCCTGCGCTACTGGCGAATATACTTCGCAATAAAAGCAATACGCTCCGTCAATATGACACTGACACGCGCTACTCATTACGCATACCCCCGATAGTGTTGTAACGTAGACTCAAGTGATTCGCGTTGTATACGTAGTGATTCAACTTCCGCCTCTGCCGCGATCGCTCTCCGTATAGCGTCCGGCCATCCTTCGCTTGACTCCGTTATAAACTTAAGCGTCGCCGCGCGATTACAAAATACATCCGCAACAATATCCCCGTCCTTATTGTGAACTCCGTCTGCCCAATATGTCCAAGGCGTATCGACTGTGGCCACGGCGCATATCGCCAGGTCTGCGATTAAGTCCCGTTTGATTCCCGTTGCTGTTTCGATTTTCATACGCTTGTCCTCCTCCGCTTGATTCCGATTCTATACCGGTTACCACGTATTGGTAAAACGACGTATTCGGCGATTAGCCTGTTTTCGCGCCATGTTTACCCTTACATTTAACTTCGTTGGTGTACGTTTTTCTTTCCTTCATGTACGAAATATTTCCCTTTATGTCCGTTTAAGTTCGCTTATATACGGATTTACGTACATTTTGCGAATTTATTGATATCTTCCATTTACGCGAATATACTCCGTTTATCTTACGTTTTCACTTTCTCTTCATTCTGTTTCTGGTAATGCTCGATAATGTCGTCAACTGTTTTCACTTGCGTATGCTCCTTCGTTATCTATTCGTTTAAACGTATTTTTGTCCGGTTAGCTCCTCAAACTCACGCTTATACATATACCTTTGGTACGCTTCTTGCGCGATACGAGCCTTCGATATTGACGCACCTACTCGTATGCACTCCGTAATAAACTCATCGTTATAATCCCTAAACGGTTGATCCAACGTGAATAACCGCCAGTGTACAAGTTCATGTGTTAATGTCTGTTCGACTTCTTCTGGGGTCCTCTCTGCGTTAGTCGCTGCAGACATGCGTATATGCTGTACGGATTTATCGCGTGTGTGATGGAATTGTCCGAACTGACTACGCCAATGTCGATTTACTAATTCGAATGTCCCCGTATAATCAACGCCCCAATGCTTACGAGATAGCTCGTTTGCTAACGCTAGTAGGCGTGATTGTTCCGCGAGTAACTCCGCTTTCTTCATACCGTCGCCTCCCACGTTATATCTAGTGCTTGTACGTTTTCCATTACGTAAGCCGCGCTACCATACGTCTTCTTCGCCCACACGTTCGCGTGTATTCGAGAACTGGCGTATACAACTTCGGTTAACGTTGTGCCTACGTAAATAGCGTACGTACCGCTTGCCATCATTTTTCCTACGCGTATCATTCGGACACCTCCGTTATGTTACCGTCCCATTCCGCGAAACGATCGACCGCCGCTTGCTTACTAATTACGTCACCTAACGCCTCATTAATCTTCCGCTCAATGTCGTCATACTCTGTATGCCCGATGCGTAATATCGGAACATTATTAGTGGAGGCCCAATCGTCTTTTCGCTTGTCATGTATCTGTATTCGTTTAAATTCGCTAACTGCGTGTACTTCGCCCTTGCCGGAGAAGTCCGTAGGCTCAACGTGTCCGATTCCGTCAAACTCAATTATTAGCGCGTACTCTCCGTTAGGGTACATAACTACGAAATCGTATAATAATGAACCTCCGCCAGTACCTAACAGTCCATCCATTGATTCTTGCGCACGATACTCATACCCAAGGAATTGAACATATTCACGTATCCGACGCTCGCCTTTCGACATTTTACACGCGGGACAACGAGTGCCTCGTGCTACGTGAAAAACGCGGGCTTTCCACGTGTGTGTGCATCTTCCCTCATTACATAACCACCACGCGCGAAAACGTGACATAGGGGATACTCCACTCGGTGTGAGTTTTCCATTTAATGTAGGGTGCCAAAGCTTAGTGACCGCCGAGTTTGTATTTGCAAGATTGTGCCCATCCTGTATTTTCTGTAGTGGCACCTTCTTATTAGTGTCGCTTATAGAACACGTCCTACATAAGTCCTTCCCACCAGCGCGGCCTTGTGTAATGTCCGAATACTTCTGCCCTGTTACTATTTTTCCGCAGTTATCACACACTTTAGTGAGTCTTACCTTACTCAATAGAGGAAGGTCAATAACTCTGACACGCATTACCGTCCCCTGTGGAGTTCTTATTCTACCCTGCGCATCAGCACTCCGTGGTATCGAGTATCCTCGCGCCTCATAGTACTTAATCGTTTGTGGTTGCAGTGTAACCTCAATGTACTCCTCCAATATCGCCACGCGATCCCCTCCGTCTCTCCCTCGTCATCTTAGCATTAATTCGCGTCAATTTACCGCCATAAGCCCGCCACCTACCGCTAACCCTCCGCCAGTCCTTACGCGTTTATTACAACGCTAATCTTCGGCAAATTAACGCCATTATTAATCGCATCCACCAACGTAGCCGTCTCCG